CCAAATTAAAAAAGAATCCTGCAAGTTTTTCACGCCTTACCTTATCCTTTTCCTTGCCCTCTTTCTTCGCTTCTTGTTTTTCGCTCCAATTACTCATTATAGCGCTATTTGATATGCAAATATAAGAAAGATAGAACGAATAAGCAAATAAATAACCAATAAATCAGTTTTTTAACAATAGTAATTTTAGAAAGATAGAACGAAAATATGTAAGGCAAGAAAAGCGGAGTTTCCTCCGCTTGCCCTGATTATGGTGTGAATTGCATAAGAACGCAATTGCTTCAGAAAGTACACTTTATAAAATATCAATATTTTCTATCTGTCCATCTGAATCAAATGTAACATTGTATATAAAAACATCCCCTGTGTCACATCCTTCATAAAACAAGCTAACTCCTGCCGTTTCCGGTTTAAATTTCTGGACATATATCTTAGAATTAAAAAAGAAATAAAACCAGTTTTGTATTCTTGGTTTAAACTCATCCGTAGAATATGTGGCTGTATTATAAGTATCAAACCTTGTTGTACAAAACCCGTAAGGAGCATTTATATGAACAAACTCTTTGCTTATGACTGGATTACTTTTATCTACAACAGCTTTTTTTGATTTTGAAAAAATAATTTTTTTATTTAGCGAGATACCATTTACGCCTGTATATGAAATATCCGCTGTTAATTCCTCGTTTGCAAGACTCATACTGTAATTAGTCTTACTTACCTTATAAGGATTTACGCATAGTACACTATTCTTATTTATCGTATATGCCCCTGAATCAATAAACTTTTCATCCAAATAAGCCGCATAAAATCCATCTTTATTAAAAGATATAAAATAATCACCGCTCTCCCATACCCCGATTAAATTTGAAGAATTAAGATTTTGTAGATTTTCTTCATTGTCAGAAGAACAAGAAGCAAACGAAATTAGGTATAAGGCCACCCAAGCCGTCATAAACAATATTTTTTTCATGATTTATGTATTATTAATTAATTATGAAGGAAAATACTTGTTGCTTTGTCTTATTTATTAATCATCCCTTCAATAACAGAACACGCTTTTTCAAAATTGCTAAGGATGTAATCGCCTCCGTCTTCTCCCTTATCGTTGAAATACAAATACTTATTAGAGCCATACTTCTCCAATCTAATAAACCATGTCACCTTTTTCTTTTTAACATAATATCCTACTACGAAATAATCATCGGTCATGAATTTATTCTCCAAATAGTCCGCTTCTTTTAAAACGTCAGTTTTAATATCATCTCTCATAGACTTAATAGCGTTTATTATTTCCTTTAAGTCTTCATATTCTATAAAAGCACATCCCCCATCTCCGTCTTTAGCTTTGCGTTCTATTCTGTAAAAATACTTCGATTCATTTCCTTTTACAACTTCTCTGACGCAATTCTCAGATTTGTAGGATGTAAACATGTAATTACCCACCAGCCCATCCACTACTGTGTCAATAAGTTTAATTGACATGCCTGTGTCAGATATAAATTGCTCCATTTTGGTTTTCTCTTTTGAAGATTGATTATCCACGTCTTGTGAATACATCGACATCGGCAATACGATTACCATTAATAATAAAATCTTTTTCATATTAGTATGTTTTATATGTATATAATGATACAAAAGTCGTCATAATTAACCCGCGTTGTTGTAATATACAGTATGTTATAAAACACATCCGCCCTTTTATTATCCGCATCGCTTGAGAAAATCACCTATTTTCTATATATTTGCACGAAAACATAGAAAATACATGAAAGAAATTGATTTTCTAATAAGAAGTTTGCGCTTTCAAAGATTATATCTATCTTTGCAGTGCGACACTTTTATATACATATTTGGATTGGGGATTTTTTATGCCCTATATTGAACTACTGCCCAAAATATAAGCAGAGGTTTCTCCGTACATATTTCGCCCCAAAGCCAATATGGAAGTGTCGCAACTTGGAGAAAGCCTCTGCTTTCTTCTTATATTATTAACTTTTAATTTTCATTGTTTATGCGACACTTGAATGAAAATCAAATCTTCCAATACAATGGAAGTCCTATTACCTTTCAGAAAGGCGATAGTGTAATGGTGAACGCCACCGAAATGGCCAAACCGTTTGGAAAACGCTGTAATGACTTTTTGTCAACAAAACAGACAAATGAGTTAATTAGCTCATTATCAGCCAAAACGGGAATTCCCGCAACGGGTTTAGTTACTGTAAATCAAGGAGGTAACAATCAAGGTACATGGTTACATGAGGATTTGGCATTAATCTTCGCTCAATGGCTTTCTCCTGACTTTTATTTATGGTGCAATGACCGCATCAAAGAGCTTCTCCAATACGGCATGACCGCCACGCAGTCAACTTTGGAGCAGATGATAAACAACCCCGATCTTGTTATCAGCCTTGCCACACAGTTAAAAAATGAGCGTGAGGAAAAGGCGAGATTAGAACAAGAAAAGAAGCAGCTTGAAGAGAAGAACGCCAAACTAAAACCCAAAGCCGACTTTGCCGAAGCCGCTTTCAAAGCAGAGGGCAAAGTAGACATAGGCCAAGCCGCAAAGATTCTCAACCTCGGTTTCGGGAGAAACACCCTTTTTAAAAAGCTAAAGGAAGTGGGCGTATTCTTTAAAGACAGGAACGAACCGAAACAAAAGTACATTGACGCCGGGTATTTTGAAATGACGCTGTTACCGCCTATACACAGAGACAGCCACCCCGACATATTATATCAAAAGGTACTTTGTAAGCCCAAAGGACTTGCTTATATCAATCAGTTGTTCGGTGGGAAACCTTCTGACAGAAAGATTTCGCCTATAAAATAGTATAGCACAACAACACATATTTGCGTAGTATTTAGTAAATTTGCAGAAAACGAGTAGGTTATGGAGCGAATAAGACTTACAAAGGAGGAAAAGCAAGCATTTAGGATCGTTTCGGAATTTGGCGGAGAATGTCCTGTTACATATCCGAAGCATGTATTTGCCGCATCCGTTCGCTCCATTGAAAGAAAAGGGTTAGTAAAGGCTTCTTATTTGGTTGGCGGTCAAGTGTGGAGTGTCAAACTCACCGAAGAGGGAAAGCATTACCTTGCCGTTAATCCAAACTTGCATAATCCTGTTAATTGGAATTTAATACTTTCCGTCATAGGTATTATTATATCTATTATAGCCTTATTCGTAAGCTGCATGAGGAAATACTAATCGCGCTATTTAATAAATTAGCAGTCGGTTCAAATGCCCGATAGCCATAACTATACCCTATTATTAATATCTAAACAAATATTTCATCATGGAAGAAAAAATATACGAATTGCAGAAAGAGAATGTTTCCCTTGCGAGACAATTATTGCGCCTGTCCGAAGATTTACAGATGGCACACGAAAGAATAGATGAGCTTGAAAAGACGCTGAAAGGGAAACGCATGATAAATCCATACATGAAAATAGTTACTCCGGGCAAATGAAATTTATATGGCCGGATAGTATTGGCTATTAATCATAAGCAGAAACGATAAAAATCATCTATTTTCTATGTTTTTGTATTGATTATTTAGAATATATTCTATATATTTGCATCAACATTGAACAAGCCAAAGAGCTGATTAACGGTATTCCCGTTAGTTGGCTCTTTTTGTTTTTTTACAACACAAACTCAAGATAACACATGGCAAAGCTTTACAGTATCTATTTTCAAAAGAGTAAGCCGGGAAGTCCTGTTATTGATACAAAGTCCCAATGGGGAGTTGTGTGCAAGGACTTTCCGTTTGCTGTTTACGGAGAAACTAAAGAATTGCCGAAGAGAGACTGGAAAGACGAGGACGGAGAGGATACATTTATCCCTGATAGACTTTACATGCAAGCCTATGAACTTGACGTGGAATTTGCATACAAGGGAGAAATGGATACAGCCAATGAAAAGGTGATTGGCTTTTTGGATTACCTTTCCGGCAAAGACAATTCCGGTGCAGAGCTTAAGGTTTACGACACCTACACCAAGATAGGCAGGCAGGGTGTCTACTACAAATCCGTAGAACCGGATCTTTTCGTTCGCAAGACTGACGAGGGAGATGTGTTGACATTCAGTGTTACATTCCGGGTTACTGACCCTCAAACTCAAATAACACTTTCGATCTAATGGGACGGTTTACGGTATATAGCAAGGACGGACAAACAGTCAGATGTGTACTGGATAAGCTGGAGTACACCGGGGTTTTCATGGCGGAACGCGCGTGCACATCAACTTTTATATCTGATGTCAAAATCAACTTTGACGTATTTGATTACATAGATTATAGAGGAGAACGGTTTGAACTGGAGCTTCTTCCTACGGTAAAGAAAATATCAAAGCATCAATACAGTTATGACCTTAATTTCGTTTCTCTGAAATACGAACTTGAAAGGTGCATGATGCGCAATATTGTTCCCAGTGACAACGGAATAGTCTACCCTACTCCTTTAGTTGTTGAGTTTACCGGAACGGTCAAGTATCTTGCAGAAAGGATACAAGCGTGTTTGGACGCCATGTACGGGAAAGGTGTATGGAGCATAACCCTTGCAGATGGCGTAGACAGCGAGGAAAAGAACATCTCCATGAGTAACCAAAACTGCTGGAGCGCTCTTTCTCTTGTAAACACAGAATACAAGCTGAATTATTTCGTAAAAGGAAGAAGCGTTACCATTGGCGGTGCGGAACCGGTAGTGAATAATGTTTTTGAATACGGCAAAGGCAAGGGATTATATGAGATTGAACGAATATCTGATGCGGACACAGGGGTTGTAACTAAGTTACGAGCCTATGGAGGCACAAGAAACCTCGATTACAGTTATCCGAAAAGGCCTGAATGGACTGACAGTATTCTCCCCGCCAACTATGCCCTCTCTCCTCTTCGTCTTATGCTGCCAAGTTTTAAGACTGACGGCAAGACGGACTTTGTGCTGGCTTCAGAAGAGGCAATAGCCAAATACGGGATTCGCGAGGGCGTGATGACCTATGACGATATTTATCCCTCTATTACGGGGATGAAGAATTCTTCCGGACAGGCTATTGACGAAATAAAGAGCGTCAGCGCAATAACGAGTGAAACGCAGCCCACCTTTACTGTGCAGTTATACGACCTGGGATTTGACTTGGAAGAAAGCTATATGCCAGAAGCGCAGCTTTCCATGAAGAGCGGTGCATTGCAGGGGTACGCCTTTACTATTACTAAAATAGTCAAGGCTTCGGATGGCAGCTACACCCTTACGCTCGGAAGAAACAGCCTCGAAGAAGCAGATACAGATAACTTCACCGTTCCTAACAAGGACTGGAACATGAAAGCCGGGGATAAGTTTGTACTTCTGAACATACTTATGCCACAAGAATATATTCGTGCTGCCGAAAACAGGTTATTAGAAAGGGCTAAGGAGTATCTTGCCAAATACAGCAGCACAAACTACTCTTACAACATAGGCGTTGACGAACTTTTCATGGCAAGAAACGCTAACTTCTATAATGAAATAATGGAAGGTAAGCGGCTTACTGTGAATGACCCCGAAATGGGGATAGACCATGAGAATGTGATAATACAGTCTCTCTCTATAAAAGAGGGAGAAGGGTTAATACCGACATTTGAAGTAACCCTGAATAATGAGCCAAGCGCAAGCACCCTTGAAAGAATACAAGGACAGATTAGTGAGATTGAAACATCTGTAAATAATAAGTTTTCATCACAAAGCGAACTAAGCAAACAATATAGAAAGAAGCTTGACAAAGTCGTTTGGGACAGAAACCTTGAAGAGAGAGTCGATGACAACGGAGAGGAATACTTGTTCTTGACCAAGCCATTGGTTACCGCCTACGGAGTAACCATGTATGCAAGTGCAGATGTCCAAGTACCTTCAATCTACGAAGGTCTCCCAATAGACGGTGTGACAATACAATGGGTTGACGGAAAGCTTGTCGCGACAGGTGGAAAGGGTACTGCCAATGGTATAGTGGTTAACGGCAATACTTACACTCCTAATGAGGACGGAATAATCACCTTGCCTAATTATCCGACTTCGCTTGAATGGGACAACATATCAGGAAAACCCAGCTGGATAGGTAGTACAAAGCCCTCTTACTCATGGGATGAAATTGGCGGTAAACCGTCAGTGTTCCCTACCAATTGGGAGAATGTTTCGGACAAACCCTCATGGATAGGCGCCACCAAACCGACCTATGATTTCAGTGAGATACAGAACAAGCCTACTACTATTGCAGGCTATGGCATCACAGACGCCTACACCAAAAACGAAATATCCGGACTATTATCCGATTACGTAACCAAATCGGGTACACAGGACATTACAGGTATCAAGTCATTCATAAACGGCTTAAATATCGGTGATATACTTGTGAAGAAGCATTCTGACGGAGTGGTTGAGTTAGACGGTGATTTGATTTTGACAGGTAGTCTTACCATGTTTGCACAAGGCAGTCATACGGCATCAACCATTCTTGACGCGCTTCCGATAGATGAAACCACATTATCCAAAGAGGGTGGTGTATTAAGCGTAATAGGCGGTGTTGGAGGTGGTTCGGTAGACGGGATTATCCTTAACGGCACAACATATTCCCCGAACGAGGAAACAAAGCTTATTACATTGCCTAATTACCCCACCACATTGCCAGCAAGTGACGTGTATTCTTGGGCCAAGCAGCCGAACAAGCCGAGTTATTCGTTTGGTGAGTTGTCCTCTCATCCTACTACGCTGGGGGGATATGGGATTACGGATGCTTATACGAAGTCTGATGCTGATAGCAGATATCGCCAGCTAAACACTTCACAGTTTTATGGAGATGAAGTATCCTCTTATTACTGGATTAACAGAGCTTCGGATGGCGGTGGCGGATGGGCTTATTCTCCAATAAGAATGTACAAAGGAGATAAGGCATCACAAATATTAAATATTGGAGCTATGGGCCAAGACAGTAATATTTCTTTTGTATTTATCGGATCGCAAGATTATGGAAACAGAAATAATCTAAGAATATATCCTGACGGTGATGTATTTATTGGAAGTTCTCTGCGAGCAGTATCACCCGTTTCTGATGCGCAATGGCAGTTTGGCTATTCAAATACTTCCTTTAGTGGTTTTGTGATGCACGATATTAGCCAACACAACAACGCTAAGGCTCTATACATACAGACTAATGGTTATGACTCGCCTAATGACACTGGAGGATTAGCCATAACAAATGATTGCGTTACAGCATTCGGTGCAGGTGATAATGGTTCTGTATTCAGAGTGCTAAATGAGGATGATGTAAATCTTGGAGCTTTGTTTAACGTTGCGAAAGACGGCACATTAACAAGACTTGGTAATAAGATATGGGATGCCGGCAACGATGGTTCAGGTTCGGGGCTGGATGCGGATTTGTTGGACGGTAAACATCTGCATCAAGGGCAATGGAATTCAATATGTTACATCGGAGGAGACGGCGTATTGGAAATAGGAAAGTATATAGATTTCCATGAAGAGCAAGGTATGAGTAGTGACTTTTCTTGCAGAATAATGACACAAGGAGATTATCAAAATACATTACACCTACCTACCTCAAGTGGGACTCTCGCTACACTTGGAGACAATGTAGCGTCCGCCACCAAGCTGCAAACCCCTCGCTATATATTCAGTAAGCCTTTTGACGGCACAAACAATGTAACAGGAGGAGCTAAGTTTAATAATATCTGCATTGAGACAGATAACAACGGAAATGATAGCGGAAGAGATAGTGAGATAAATAATTATAACAGTGTTCTGTATTTGCAGCATGTTTCTCCTAATAACTTAATTTGCTGTATGGGTGGCGGCAACGTCGGCATAGGCAGTTTATCGACATCAGGTAAAAAGCTTTATGTAAATGGAGATATTGGAGTAAGTGGAACTATCTACTTCGAAATTCTTTCAGCTGGCAACGAGCGTGACTTGCTATATCAGCAAATGGCAGATAATGATTTATTCCGTATCAGGTGCGGTGGCCCGTCAAATCAAGGCTGGGTAGAGATTGCAACAGCGGATGACGGCACAGAGCCTATCTATGTAAGACAATACACAGGTAAATTTGCATCGATTACAAGAACTTTAACGCTGCTGGATGGGAATGGAGATACGTATTGCCCGGGTAAAATAACTTCGGGAAATTGGATCAGGTCTAACTTGTACTCAGCAGGTATTAACGGCTATGCTGATGACGCATACAGTGTCGCTTATAACGCATGCGCTCCTAATAATGATAACTATTGCTGCTATTCGATTGTTCGAGCAGGAACTATTCCTCTTGGAATAGGCTTTAATACAAATAATGAGATATGGCTGGGGACTGCCAATACGAACAGAAAAGCAGCTAACCAATGGCTACAAATAAGCAGCGGCCAAGTAACATGCAGCAGCAATCTTCTTGCTAAAGGCGGAATAACAATGTACTCCGACTTAAGAAAGAAAAACGTCCTGAACAGCATCATCGTACCTCTTGACGTAATGGCAAACGCTGACCTTTTCGATTACACTTTCAAGACAGATGAAAAAGGAAAGGTTAGAGCAGGAACGAGTGCCCAGTATTGGAACGTATTCCTTCCACAGGTGACAGACACAGACAATGAGGGCTTCTTCACAATGAGTTATGATGTGCTTGCAACTACATGCGTATTGTCTATGGCAAAGCATTTCCAAAGATTTTTGATGGAGGACTTTGGCAGACACGGAACAGAGATAGAGAGATTAAAACGTGAGAATGAAGAACTAAAGAACCGCGTTAGCGAACTGGAAAGGAGGGCAGCATAATGGCAGTGTATAATATATTACCGAGTACAAACCTTAAAACAGAGGATATACGCGATACGCTTAATGCAAACGGAGGGAGTGTTTCCAATGACTGCTTAACGTTCTTTACAGATGCTGCTAATATTAGGATATGGGCGAAGTATAAGCCGTTCAAATACCCGAAAAACTTTAACGTAACCGATAATGAGCGCAGTTCGAGAAACTGGGGATTATCTAATGTGCCGTATTGGGACAATGTCAACTACATGGCTGATTATGTTCGTAACGGTTCGCCTCTTGCTGGAAATTGTGATACTCCTTATTTTGCCTATATACCTCCAGTCGGTGGCACTTCGGAACCCCTAAGACTTGAAGATTTCAGGGGATATTATACTGAAGCTGTACAACCATATCTACCTTATAATGACTCTGTAATGATGGCTGACAGCACAACCGCCTTTTCAATAACGGTTCCTGTTAACGTACAACCGTCTCAGCAATACAACCTTACATTAGCCGATCTCCATTATATTAATTCGGGAGGTAGTGTAGTTGGTGATTGGAGAAATAGCTATTTATGTCTCGGACTGCTAAAGATTGGTAGTACAGAGTTTTATATGTCTACTGGTAACGCTTCTGTCGCTGATGACCCAACAATAGGCAATTATCCGGGTAATGCTATATTCGTATTTGATAGGGTTCTCCATGCTGCTGGAAAATATAAATCATTCCTCTTTGTTTCGAGCGTTAAGGATGTAGGTTCAAGTACGGCTCCTACGTCCGGTTTCTTCACTCCGTTAACATTCACATACGGTGAGGTTACATTGAAGAATTACGCGCCACCAGTAGAGTTAAAAGAATTAAGCGCTACTAAGATTAGCACAGGAACAAAGGTAATATCTGTAAACTGCAAGATATACAATAATACCAACAGTAGATTATCGGCCAATATCAAGGTTACTATATATACTCAGTATGAATCTGTTATAAACACATTTACTTACAACGAGTACATTGATGCCGATACCTACCTTAGTTTCGGTAAGTCATATCTTGGTTCTCAAATATCCAATTTTGACGGAGCAAAGAAAGTGAATGTAACTGTCGTAATCAATGGACAAACACTATCTCAAACAGTAGATATACAGAATTATTAATGCAATAGACCATGAAACAGTTCAAATCATTATCAGACAAGCGGCTTATCATTGAAGCTGAGGTAAACGGAAAGAAAGGCTTCTTCCTTATTGATACAGGTGCGAGTGTTGGGCTTATTGCCGAGGACAAGGTAAAGAAGTTCGACATCGTGAGAGGACGCAAATACCCCGGCTCTCTTGTTGGTGCTGGCGGTGAAATGGAAGATGTGTATTACTGCAATACGCTTGTGCGGTTTGGTGGGAAAGATATTCCGCAGTTCCTCATTACCGACATATCAGGCGTGAGAAACAGCATAGAGCGTGAGACCGGGATAGAGATACTTGGCATCATCGGCCTTTCCCAAATGAAAATTATTGGGCTTCAAGTAGATGCGAATGACAATATGATAATAGTAGAATAGTAAACCAATAAAAACAAAAGTTATGAGTACATCAACAACCGCTACTGAAAAAGTGGCTTATGAAAAGTTAGTGAAAGCAACAGTAAGAGTAAATAACTCCGTAGACGAATCTAAGGTCTATGACATTGAAGCGGAGGCCGAGATAAGCAACGGCTTTGTGGGTAATATCAATTCAGGCAAAGTAAGGAAAGACGGCTCAGAGGTGGCTACTTTCAACAGTTACGGCAACGAGAACCTGAGCATCAACCATAACGTGGGAGACAAGCAGGAACAGTGCAATATCACCGCGGCCGTCAATACCTTTATTGCCGACACGAAAACCAAGATAGCTACCGCACAGCCTGTTTCATTGTAATTGTACAACCATTAAAAGAATAATAAAATGAGCGAAAATAAAAAATCAAAAAAGGAAATGACAACGAATACCGTTCTGTCGGTATATAAGCTCCTTAATGATAGCAAACTTACCAAAATGGAAGATAAGGATAAGTTCATTGTGATTAAGGCGGTAAGAAAGCTCAAACCTATTGCGGCCGACTTTGAAGATTTTCAGAAAGACGCGCAGGAAAAATTAAAAGGGGAAAACTTTGAGGAGATGCAGAAGAAAGCCCAGCAATGGCAAAAGGACGGTGATAAAACCACTTTGGCAGAAGATGAGCGTAGGGAAATCAACAAGTTCTTCAACGAATACTACAAGAAGTTGGAAGAGTGCCTGAAAGAAGAAACGGAAAGAAAGCATGAATTGGAGTATGAAAAACTATCAGAAGATGCTTTCGGTAAATTCATCTCCAGCAATGACTTCAAGGTAGATGATATAATCAAAATCCAAGAAGTAATGGTTCAGTAATCAGGAAGGGGTTGTGTCATGAAAAAGGTAAAGGTTGATTTGTTAGTTGTTGGTAATCTATTGGTTATCAATAGTTTGCGGGGGGGGTAAAATCCTCTAATTGGAATTGTTATGCAGATGAAAGCCTATATGAAGCGGACAAAATCGTACATGGAGACTACGAGATTGACGGTGACAGTGATATGTCTATTGCTGTTACTGGTGGTATCACCATTATACGGAAGGAGGTATGATATGGCTATTGTACCTAATACCGATGTCAACCTTGCTGGTAACATACGTGACGTACTGAACTCTGCCGGGGGAAATGTCACTAACGAGGTGATAACATTCTTCCAAACGAGGGCTAACATCAACATGTGGGCAAAACGCAAACCCGTTCGATATAGGAAAGATTTTGGAATGTCCGATTCCGATTTCAATGATGCTCGATACGGTATTTATGTGGTAAAAGTAGACACTTCTAACATAGGTGGTGACATATCTTGGGGATACAATATACCAAGGGGAGGAGTGGCCGAGCCTTATAGACTGGAGGATTTCAGAGGTTATAACAGCGCTGCTATATCCCCGGTAAGAACTGGATTCCCGACAGAGCTAAGCATAGATGAACCTGATAGATACAATTATGTGACATTGGATATAGATGATGATTTTGATTTACCTGAAGGAAATATTAGGGCAAAAGACGTACATTCCGATGAACTTAGTTGGTATCCGGGAATAATGGCCTTGAACAGGACGAGAAATCAATCTGCATACAGGACGTCCGCCACAACCTTACAATACTTTTCGTCAGACACATTAAGCGTTCCACTTCTTCAAAGCTGGAAAGAAGGTGATACAATAGACATGTACACTATACTTTCTCCTAACATGTACACAGGCGGAAATGAATCCGCTCCTCCTCCGTCAGGAGCTGAATATTACTTAGCTCCTGATTCTAATTCCGGATACGGGAGGGCGGCTCTTAAAAGCACCTACAATCCTACGCTTCAATATGAGCTGGTTGGTTATCCAAAGGTACTATATACAGAAACAGTGAATTACGATGAGCCTGCTTGGCTTGTATATGATGTTAGCGGTTACATAAAGAACAATGGCAATGTAACCCACAATGTAGAGATAACGGCTTATATTGAAAATTATAGCGAGGGAGACAGTGATTATTTTGGCCCGGTTACAACTGGAGCACAGCCGGGAGAGACTAAATCATTCGGAATGTCAGGCAGTTTCTATTCACCAAGAATGGAATACACGCAATTCCTATTTGTCAGTTTGACTATTGTTGTCAATGGCAAGGCGGGTGTGTTGTTTAGCCGCTATCAAAACATGGATACAGGCGAATGGGTAGATAACCCTTAGTAATAATAACCCCCGCTCCACTCTCACGAGCCAAACGGGGATGCAGTAGTAATTAGTTAGTTTTATTTATGAATGACACAAAGATAGGAAGAAATTTAAACATAACAATAAAATGGAATAAGAAATGGGGCTTAATGACTGGTTGGCAATACTGGGGGCAATAGGAGGAAGTTCTACTATCACGTGGGCTATCACCTTTTGGGTGAATCGTAAAACTAATGCCAGGAAAGAAGATGCAGCCGCGGATGCTGCGGAAAACGAAAACGAACGCAAACAAGTGGATTGGTTAGAAAAACGGCTGGCTGAACGTGATGCAAAGATAGACACTCTTTATGCTGAACTTCGTAAAGAGCAATCAGCCAAACTTGACGAGATTCATAAGCGACATGAAACAGAGTTGAAACTAAAAGAAGCCGAGGTGAAACGTTGTGATGTAAGAGGGTGTGGTAATCGCAAACCACCAAGCGGCTATTAATTTATAAGGAGGAAAAGAAATGGCAAACATTGAACACTTCATACCATTTCTCATAAAATGGGAAGCCGGTATAACGAAAAGAAACGGAGAATCAAATGAAGCTTTGTATAAAAGGGCTAAAGAATCCGGGTGGGCTAATGACCCCGATGATTTAGGAGGGCAAACTATGGTAGGTGTCACAATGACTACCTATGAAGAGTTTTGTCGCAAAAAGGGCTATCCAAAACCTACATCTGAAAGACTAATGAACTTGTCATATAATGATTGGAAAAGCGTTTTAAAAATGTTTTATTGGGATAGGTGGAGAGCTGATGAAATAAAAAGTCAAAGTATAGCAGAGATAGTATGCGATTGGGTGTGGGCATCCGGTGTTCATGGCATTAAGATACCTCAACGTTTGCTTGGTGTAGTCGTGGATGGCATTGTAGGCCCCAAGACCATTGCCGCTGTTAATTCCCGTAATCCTCGTGAATTATTCGACCTTATCAAGATTGCTCGGTTTGATTTCATCGAGGATATATGCAGGAAACGTCCGGCTAACAACAAGTTTAAAAGAGGGTGGATGAACAGGATAAACGATTTGAGATTTGAATCGTAATAATCGCACACTTACTGATGATGAAATAACATGGTTAAAAGAAAACTGGGAAAAATTATGAAAGAACTAAGAAATCTATTGTTTTGGGCGTCTGTCGGATTGCTGGCTATGCTGCTGGTGTTCGTGTTTGCTTCGTGTAAGTCTCCGCAGCCTACCTTGTCTGTTAATAGAGAAGTTAAGGATAATGCCGAAGAGCAAGGTTCTAAGATAGGTACAGACAGCCTTACCGCATCAATCAGCAAAGATGTAAAACGGCTATACGACAAAGTAAGCGATTTGGAGATTGAGAGCAAAAAAACAAAATGGTCTGCTCCTGATTCAACAGGTAGGCAATTCCCGACTGAAACCACTGAAACCACCGCTCGCAATAAGATACGTGAAAAGGAACAGGTTGATGAGAGTTTTAAGGTAGAGATTCAACGCATGCTGCTATTTATAGAGGAATTGAACCGGAAGATAGATGTATTGTCTAAAGAGAACATTGTAGAAACTCCTAAATTGACGAAATGGCAAAAGCTAAAAATGAACATCGGCGGATTCGCAATTACCTTATCAGCAATATTCATTTGGACTATTATTCTTTGGCTTGCCATAAGGATAAAAAAGAAATAAGTGTAGAAGTTGGCTTTAGCTGACGCTCTTTCGGGGCTTAGAGTTGAAAGAAAGCCCCTATCTCTTGTTCTCTGTCTGCGAAACGAACACAAGAGACAACAATCACAATCCGAGTTGTTACGAGGCTTTCGAGTTTAATAACGCCGGGTTGTGATTTTTGTTTTTAATAATTACATGTTTTAAAGCAGAATAATATGAAAACAGGAGATTTGTATCAGATTATGATGTCTACGGTATGCAGGCATACAGGGGTTGGAGAATTGGAACTGATAGACAGTAAAAAGGAAGAATGCGTTGATGCACGCTATCTTTTGGTGTACTTCCTATCGCAGTTTTTAACGGACGAGGAAATATCCCGTCAAACAAAGATACCCCGTCAGTCGGTAAACAGAATACGCAACCATTTTGATGTAAAGATAAACAAGTGGAGCGTAAAAAACTGCCTGCACGAAATTAGCTCCGAACTTGCCCATAACCCGCTCGTTTCTTCTATAATAGCACATTGATTCTGTCGTCCTTTGTCATGCAGCCTACATCGGGCTGCCTTGAAACAATAAATATTTTATGACTATGACAGCAGAAGATTTAATGGCAATGAAAGCCATGTCCGACGGAACCGACATGAGTTCCTACGAGCACTTCATGGTGGCTGAAAAAACAGCGAAGAGACCCAGCGGAACATCAATTGCAGCTATTACTATCGGTAGTGCGGCCTTGTTAACTGGTATCGGCGCTTGGATTTTCGGTGGCGTTTATGCCGCACAGGGAAGCAAAGCTAACCAAAGAGACATTGACCGACTGGCTCAACTGGCTATTGCAGAACGCGCAGAACGTGTAAATCAGCAACCTCGCATGATTGACTACGTAAATGTTCAGACAGGCGCTACGGCTAACGCTTTGGCGGGAGCAGGAGCAAGCGCATACGCACAGGCAGAAGCACAGATCGTGGCTGACCGTTTGACTGGTCGCTCACAGATGTGTCCGCAGCCCGTAGCATTGTACAGCGCACCGCAGCCTTGCGGATGTCCTTGCAACGGCTAATTGCATTTCGGTATCGGGGAAGGGCGCACTAAGCCTTTCCCTTTTTACAAAAAACATTGCTACTTATGTTTTGGAGAAAGAAAAAATACAATATGGAAATGCTGAAAATGATAAAGCCTACCAGTAAGGTTGCACTGAAAATGCAAACTCTGATGATAGCCAAAGGAAACGTAGAGGAAGCGGAGAAGCTGTATGATTTTCTCGCTAAGGACATGGAAGAACTGCCTACGTTTGATGTTGTTCCTCCCACAACCATGCAACAGGTGAGGGATACCGCCGGAACGATATTCGGCTGGGTGAAAGAAAATCAGAACGATATCATGCAAGGCATAGAGTTCTTGAAAAGCCTGAAAAAAGGAGGTGGAATGCCGCCTTCGGGTGCTGCTCCAGTATCACCGCCTCTGCCTCCGTTGTAATTAAAACAAATGCACTATGAAAGGATTTGAAATAAATTTTAAAGTATATGCCGATACGCAGGAAGAAGCGGATGCAGCCTCAAAGGCATTGCAGGACTTTGTAAACGAACATGCTGCCGAGGGAAGAGCGGTAACAGCACAAAAGCTGACAGAGTGCGTTCCTAAATGGAAAGACAACCTGTTTGTAAAAAATCAAATCATCAAATATTTTAAATAACAAAACAATATGAACGAATACATACAAGCCATTTACGAGATAGCAGTATCAAACAATAAGTTCCTGATAGCTACGGAACAACGGCTGATAAACATTGAAGCAAAACTCGATGTGCTGCTGGGTGTAGGAACGCCTGATTCTGTAAAAGAGATGAAGAGCCGGGTGCCGGCTCCAAAGAAATACCCTCAATCAGCAGAGGAACCCGTTGCTGAATAATATTAATAAAAAAACGATTCATTATGAGCTGTTGTAAAAACAAATCGGGACAAACCTCCGTATTGGAGCTTGTCCCCGTAGCCACAGGGACTACGACACCATCCCCAATAATGTATTACATTGACCTGATTCATTATCTGTGTCGTAACCGGAACATCTGTATCACCGCCCAATATCCTTTGAGCGGGACCATGAGGGCCGTTTTAAAGTCTATTGATTCTTTAGGCGGAAACCTTTATTCGCTGTCTATCCAATTGGTAGGTTCGGTAAGTTATCTGCCATACGTATGCGGATGCAACAATTGTGACGTATGCCCGCAGACGGATACAGTGTTCACTTCAATTACCGTACCGTTCTATTCAACCACAGTACCCACATCGGCAACGCTTACCGTTACGCCTAATGTGCTGGTAAGTCCTACCAACGTACAAGACTGCTGCACGAAAACAAATGCGGTGGAAATAGAGTTCGGCCTGACTGTCACAAGCCCTGCTCCTGCGCCTGCCGTAGCTGCATTGCTTGGTGAAGATGAAAGCTTAGCAAACGAAACCAAATCATCCAAAAACAAGTAGTGTATGATTGGGGATGCAATGATAATAACCGTTTCCGTATGCCTGTTCATCTATTTGGGACTTTTCAATGCCATAGCAGGCATTTTGAAAAGACTTGTTCCGGTAAACCCGGAGAAGATAGGACACTTATCGGAGAAGCTGAAATGCAGCAAGTGTATCAGCTTTTGGCTCACGCTGGCTTACAGCATTGCATGCGGAGGTCCGGTTATTCGTTGCATCCTTGTTTCTTTTCTGTGCGCTTTGGCCGCACTATGGATTGATTTGCTTTTGGCTTATATAAACAAAAAATACGATCGGTTATGGGAAGATTTGTAATTGTAAAACCAAAGCCCGTAAAGACGGTTAAATGCCCGTCATGCGGAAAGAAATAACAATATGGGCAACAAGAAGATTATGAAGTATTGCATGGACAAATACCTCAACGAGTGTATAGGTAACTGCAAGGATGACGGTGTCAAGGCTCTTTTACTTTTACAAAAAGACATTGAAAAGAACAACGAACATCACCTTCGCCAGCAGGACCTGCTGCTTCAAATAATCAGAAAGCAAAGCAAGCCCAATTTTTGGCGGGAGGTGGGAGCAAACCTTACCGGGGACGCCATTTTTGAGGTGTTGCTAAGAGGTGCAAGCAGGATATTCAGATAAGAAACATACTACTTAATTAAAAGAAAGGGAAAAGATTATGACTATTTATGAATTGATAGAAAAGTACGGCAAAGGCAAGGGTGAAGCTGTAATGATAGAGAGTACCCGCATTCTTTCGGATGTGCTGGAGCCGATGAAAGAGAAGGAGCCTAAAAAGTATTGGCTGGCGTTAAGGAAGCTGTACGGTGCCATGAGCGGATGCCATTACAACGAGGAGTTTGCCATGCACGATGTTGCCGATATGGAATACACAGACAAGGAAGGCAACGAACACAAGGGTGGATATTGGACGGTAGATCAGATAGAGGAAGCCACCAAGAACAAGAATTTCCCGTCGGGATGCACCCGTTGGGATAAATACGTAGCCTTTAATGCTTTTTGGGCCGATCTGTGCAAGGTTTTGGACGGAGAGGATATTATCGAAGCGGCGTACGCCTTTTGGTTTGCTGATGAAGATTGGATGCCGGGAGATAATAAAATTTGGTCTTACATGTGCCTAAAATATAGCTATGAATGAACAATTAGACATATTGATTAAGCAGTCGGAAGACTTACCGCACTGGATGTTCTGCCGACTGCTTGCTATGATGCAATGGAACGTGCTCTAAAGATAGCCGAGGATGTTATTTGCAATGCTATACCGCTTATTGTTGCGGTAAAACTGGCTATGCTGTTAACCCTGTGTCTCTAATTCTTTCACATCCTCCAGTGCCCTATACAGTATGTATATGGTACTCATATTGTTTTTGAACAAATCTGTGCTTCCTTCATCTACGTATTGCGCATAATCAAACGCCAGTTCTACGAGTTCCTTTCTAAGTTCTTCAGGAGCTATAATGTCTCTAAAAAATTCGCCCATTGCGCTGACATCATATTGTTTTTTAGCAGGTATTGTATTTCTTTCCATGATGAATATTTGTTTTAGGTTTTATTGATAAAAGCCTGCCCGCAATAGATACGGGCAAGGCTTGATATTATTTGCTTTTACGTTCCTCTTCGAGCATTTCCTCTACATAGGAAACTTCGCATAGGTTAAAATCAAGAATATTTCTTACATCCTTGTGTATTTGGATAAGTTTGTTTGTGTTGTCACTGAACTTGTCCATTGCCCTAATATCCCTGATTATACGTTGGATAAATTCGCAAACCAATGTAATACCAATAGCCATTCCGTCAGCCGTATATTGCTCTACTGCCTTATCCATGGCCCTATCCGCAAAATTCATTGGAACCATATTGCCGTTTTCATCTTGCTTATAAGTAGTAATTTCTTTCCCGAAAAATTCCTTAAAAGCATCGGATAATGAAAAGCTTGCATGGGCTTTTAAACATGTAACCATATACTGTAAATCGGCACAGGTAGTTTCTTGCACAATATCCCTCCAATCATCTTGCACCATTTCACCAAGAACTGTATGATGCCTCAAATCATCTTCGGTTAGGTTTAAAGTTCTTATGCTACCGTCCTCATTGTAATCTGATTCTTCACCTCCATATTCGTTGATAGATTCAAGTCTTTTTGAGCAAGCATAAAATTTCCACTTCCCTTCGTCTTCGGAAAAGTATTCACTGAGAGTATTATCCCATTTGTGAAGTCTTGACAAAGAGTGATGAAACCACAACTCCCATAAACAACTCTGATAAAACCGATCGGCAAAGTCTCTATTTTCTTTCTTGGTATCTTCAAATGTTTTTGGAGCAAATAATATTTTGACCGTATCAAGTTCATTAATAACTTTATTAAAATAAACCGCTAAAATGCAATCTTCTTCTACTCTGCACATAATGTCATAAAACGGTGCTCTTGCGTTTCTTTTCATAATCATGCTCCTATTAATGCTTTGAACTTATTTAAGAAATAAATCTGACCTTTTCCCGTAACATAGCACGTATGTTTAATAAATGTAGGATTGCCGCAATTTGTTATAGTGCGTTCAGACACAAAGAATAATCCCATTTCTGACGTCCTTTGAGTAGGCATATAATCGTTAACATCCTTTTGTTGCGATTTACTCCATCTCTTTTTACAGATAAGGTATTTGTTCTCTACCATCCAATCATAAAGCCTTATTTCTCCGATTTTATATCCGTTTTGGGTAATTAGTTTTGCGAGGTCTCGTACAAGAATATTAGTAGGCGCACTTTTTACGCATTCCGCAAATACAACAGCTGGTTTTGTTTCCTCTATGATAGCCTGTTTCTCCTCTTCTTTCTTCTTTACTTCCAAAGAAAGCATTTGGTTCTTCTCGTATTGGTCTGCCCATGCACGCGCAGATTCTGCCGGATTATTGAAATTCGGAAGTTGGGGTTGAAGAGAATAGCTCCCGGTATTAATCACTGACGGGACAACATCATCAAATATCCAACTCTCAAACTCATCAGCTTTCGGCATTTGACTTTTGGCGGTAAGACGGTAGATATTACCTTCGCTGATAAACTTCATTTGTTGAATGCCGCTATTTGTAGGGGTGTCGTGAATCACGACGCCCTGTGATTTACAGTGTCTTGCGATAGCGTCACGCGTATTTGAATACTGCAAAGAGGCTGCAATATCCATTCCGCAAAACCAAGCCTTTCCATTTTTTATAAACATACGAACCTTTCCAAATAGAGGATGTTCGTAAACCATAATTTCGCTCGTTTCGTGAGCGGACGCACCCAACACAGACACATTCGGCCTATTCGGATAATTTTCATTTAACTGTACCATTTTATTGAACCATTTTTGGTGTTATAAATAATTATAGCGTAGAAACAAAAAGCGGTAACTACGCACTTACCCGCTGTTCAACATACCTTAGGCAGTTTTGGAGGGTATTAATTCTCCAAACGGGGTTACGACAGTTACCGCTATTATAATGATACAGCGTTAACGTACAAGCATAAAAAATGCCTGCTATTAGCAGACAACCGTCTGCCTAAGATTATGTTGAACGCTGCAAATATACACCCTTTTTCTATAACGCCAAATAAAAAACTTAATATTTTACTTTAACCGTATGATTCCTTCCCCATATCATCGCATTATACAGCGAGGCGGCATATAGTTTAATCTCTTCGTTGCTTTCTAAGAACTCCACCTTTAGCGCTTCTTTCATTGCGGTGGTATAAAGGTTTTGGTCTAATGTATTATCTTCCATTGCTTTTGTTTAAAAAATTAATGATTTTCTCAAACTCTCGAATATCTTCTCTCTTTCTTCATAGGTGGCTTTTCTTCTTTCGTAAAAAGAACCAAACAATCTAATGTTTTCTCTTCCCGGACTGACTATATATGTATGATATTTATCAAAATTATACACCAGGTAATCGCCTTTGTCGAAAGAATCAACAACAATAGGATTAAGCCCGGCAACATTGTTCATCAGCTTCTCAACTTCATCGCGGTTCAAAAAGCGTTCTACCCACTGCTCGTTATCTCGGTTGATTATATGGCCGTCATAGGTAACGGCCACCTCGTATGTGTCTTTTCCGTCTGAATAAAACAGCTGTCCTAAAAGTACACTGACGCCATAACCATTCTCAAACTCAACCACTCCTTGCATGTACTTATCAGCATCACTCGTCAATCTTATTTTTTTGATAAAATTTACCTCTTCCTCTGTAAAGTAAGGCTTAAACTCTATATCAGAGAAACTGTATTTTCTTTTAATATCTTTCATAATTACAAGTTTTAATTACCTGCATTTTACTTTAGTAAGCCCGTACTTGGCAAGTTTCAGATACACCGTCCTGACGCTTACATTCAATATTTCGGCCATTCTACGGGGAGATATGCCGTCCTCCTTGTACATCTTTGTAATGTTCTCCTGTGAAAGAGGGTCAACAAATGCTTTCCGGGGTTCGGCTATTCCCATTCGTTTACGCGCCACTGCTGCATACGCTTCGTTTTGCTTATCCCTTGTTACGTAGATAACGGTAGTATTGCTAAGGCGCAGAGGAACCAAGTTCTTTTCAAGCTGTCTGCGCTCCTCTATCAGGTTTTCTGCATCTCCGTTGACTGTCGTGTCTACCTTCTTGTATTGCTCAGGCAGACGGGCGTGTCTGTCTCTTAGTTTCTTTTCGGTTGCTCTCATGATCATTTAATTTTGTAAAACAAAAAGCCCGAACGGTTAGGCTCGGGCATGAAAAAGGCGGTGTTCCACAAGTTCACCGCCTTTTGCAATAAATATAAAATTAAATACTATATTGAATTTTTCGTTCGCTTCGATTTATAAAGAAAAGCTCCAGCCACAGCAGCAATTGCTCCTACCGCAATGCTCCCTCCGACAGCAGCGTGTCCTAAATGAATGGCGTAAAAAGACAATCCGGACAAAATAAGGACACAAATAAAAGCAAATATAATAGAAATCTTAGCTGTAAGTATAATGCCTTTTGATAATTTAGAATCTTCCGCATGCCTATGGTCCATTTCTTTTTCTGCCATTTTCAAGATTCTTTCCGCAGCCCCCGGTACAATATGATCGTATTTTGCCAAATCTTCGGGAAGAGGAAGCGGACCTGAATAATGTCTCTCATGGCTTATTTGAACCTTAGCAGGTTCCTTCTGCTGATTTGTATTTTTCATAAGCCCTTCTTATATCATTACCTACATTATACCAGTCTGAACACATTCTTTCCAAGTCGTTCTTTTCCTTTCTTCGCCTATCGTACTCTTCTATGGGATTTTCATTCAGTGAGAAGAAATACAATATTCCCTTTAAAAAAGTGTGCATAAGGCTTTTCCTGTTGTTTTTTTCTTCCATGATTAATGTTACTATTCAAATTTCATACAAATAACGTAATTTTTGCACGTTCAAGTATCAAATGTGCTGATTTTAACAGGTTATAAAACAACTTTTAACTAATAGTATATACCATTGGCTGTATTTTTTGTTTTGTCAATGGTAAGCGGATATATCCAAAACATTCCAAATACTTTTCTTTCTTGGTAGATAGTAAGAAAGTGGCGTAATGCTGTTTTAAGGGGATGTACAGGCATCCCTTTTTTTACTTATGGCTTATCACATCTTACATATCTAACTCCTAATATATTCAACGTCCCTCGGCAATGAGGACAAATGTTTTTGCAGTAATAAGACCCTATTACCACTGCCGGATCTTTAACTGGTGCAAAAGTGCACAAATGAGACAGACTCGTATCTACCTTTTTATATCTTCTTAATTTACTCATAATTCTATATGTAAATGATAAGTATTAATAATAGCAAACAAGTAAATAGCCACAGTAATAATACAGTCTATACATACGGCCCAACTACCGAGGCGGTAGAATCTTGATAAAGACAAAGCCATCACCGCCAAAAATAAAACCCATTGACTTGTCATTAGTCCTGCCATTAATGTCATCCACTCAAAAAGATCCAAAACGCTCATTAAAAGAAGCATGGGGTGCTTTTTAAAATATGTATTCTTATCTTTTTTGGGAGAATGTATATATTCGTATGTACGAGAATAAACCCTCTTACAGTTTAAGGCTTTCATGATTTCGTATAAAGCCAAAATTCCTACAAATAAAAAAAATATATGCTTCATTACTTACCTCCTTTCAACAACTCCGAATTATCATAAATATTACCGCAAACCTCGCACTTATACTCATCTTCTTCGCTTACAGTTAAAGCATGAAGCGGGAATCCTCCGTAAACTCCTTTATTAAGTTCTTCAACGGAAGCATAGAACATTCCTGCGTAGAACTTGACAAGATACAGCTTGTTATCTCTTTTCCACCGAACGATGTCACCCTCATATATTTCCTTTCCTCCCTTATCCGTTAATCCAGTGAACTGTCCCAACGTATCAATCTGTATCGGTATCTCGTGCGCACCGTCAGTTATCACATCTATAAGCTCACCATTCCATAATACTTTGGCGTAATAGCCTTCCACCCATACACCTTGAAAAAGCTCATTGTTTATCGCTTTCGCCCTGAATTTTATTTCACGCTTCATAATCAATTTATTTCTTTATAATCCTTACAATCTTTGCAGAAAAATCCGTAATTATCATCATTATAATCTTGGGGAGTTTTAAATCTAAGAGAATGCTTCAATGCACAAAGTTCGCTATATGGTGGTTTGCTTACATCTTCAAGCAAATTGTCCCCATCACAAATATCACGTTCATCTGGAATGAAATTATTACATGTATCACAAAAACGAATAGGGTTACGCTCTCCCTTTTCCCCGGCAGGCTTTTTAACTCCTCTCAACCAACAGCTTTCATCCTTGACCGGACAGCATATGCAGTAATCATCCAGTCCGTAGAATTGACAGTACCCTTCACAGAACCATTCCCGAAATTCAGCAAGCAGTTTTTTCTTTATAAGCTCCTCTTTCATTTTGATTCATAATTTTTGTTCTTTGATTTTTCTTAATTCCTCTTCGATGCACTTGTTGATTTCATAGGCTTCCTCGTATCGTTCTTCTTCAATCAGCTTGCTTTTCAACCATTGGAGCTGGTTCATATATACCAAATCGTTACGGTCGGAAACCCTACGGGCGTATTCTCTTATTTCATCCAGTTTGTTCTCCATTCGCCTGTGCCATCTGCCAACCATGATTAAGACAATTCCCAATGCAATGGCATTGAATAGGGAGATGGATATTTTAATTATCAGTTCTGCCATTTCTATGATTAATACTTCTTTCCATGTTTGTTTTCTCTCAAAATTTCAAGTAATTCTTTTGCTCTTTTATAGGTGTCAAACCCTTTCACATTTCTCCACTTATCAGAAAAGAAACCATCTTCTCGTACCTGAACCCAATATACTGTTATAGGGATACAACCGTTATATCCCTGACCTTGTATAATCCTATATCGTTCCATCACGCTTCTTTCAGTTCCCTAATTAGTGAATCGGCAAAACCAACACTCCACCCTGCCACTACACTTGAATCAGCATCCATTATCTGTTCATGTGGGTTACTACAAAATCCTTGCATTGCGGCTTTCGCCAGTTCGTAACGTCTCTGTTCCCAGTCAATAAACGGTGTATGGTCTGTTATGTCAACAATACGAGCATCAATCGGAATTTGCGCACCTGACGGTATTATACACATATAATAAGTCTCACATCCATAACGAACATCCACTATCTCTACTTCTGTTCCGGCAACAAGCGATTCTGTTTCGGAGATTACCACTCCGGTATTAGTTTTTCCTTTCATTATTCACCCTCCTTTAAAATATATCCATTTTCAATACACCAGCACAGCATATTATATGCGTTTTCCAATATATCCACATTGTTTTTATAATCTAAATCGTCAAACGTATAATTTACGTATCTATAACATATACAAGGCGGAAGTATTTGCAGTTGATATTCTTCATCATTGTATGTAATATAACTCGGCAGCTTGTCAAGAATGTCCTGCAAGGTGTAAGTGGGAATTGATTCATATGACATAAAACCACAAACTTGGAATTCTTTCTGCAAACTCAAAAACCATTTACCTTTGGATTTATCATCAACACGACTTCCATGCGATACTCTTGCCCAATACATACTTGCATCACTCGTATCCAAGCCAAGCTCCCTCAGGTGCTTCATCTGATCTATTGATAATACTTGTTTTGATTTCATATCTAATCTTTTTTTTAAACACTCTTACATAAAGCATTAAATTTGAATTTATCACAGTTTATAGTATCTCTGTTAAATCTGTCAGTGCATTTATAATAATGCTTACAGTTGTAACAAACCCTTTCAATCTTTTGCTTTTTCTTTACTTTAGGAAATTTCATATCTCAATCTCCTTTCTCTTTAATCCGTTCCAGTACATCCTTGTTGGCTTCGAGTATCTCATCGAAAGAGGGGGTGGGTGTCCAATGGGTAACATCCCAACCGCTAATCGTTTCATAGGCATAATTATCACTCCAAAAACAGACATTGACATCATCATCTGTATCATAGCAAACGAGCCTTACTATACCATCTTTAAGCCTTATTAATACGTGCTCTCCTTCTTCCGGCAACCGTTCCTTAACGCTTATCCAAGGCGATTGCTTTGCCTGCCATTCTGCACCAGCTTTGAAAGCCCGTTCTGTAACATCAAGTACTGCATCGCGGGCGCCAGCATCATAATTATCTTCTTCAAAGTTTATCTCAAAATCGCTTGCTTCCAATATCTTTTGGAGATAGTCGTTAGTAGCTTCTTCTACTGTCTGTTTCATATTATTCTCAATTAAATTATTACCATAACATCACGCTTTCTTGCGAATATAGAATCCGTTATATAGTACGTGATAGTTTTCTCTTCGGCATCTCTCAACAATTCATGTTTAAGAATCTTATAATAGGAGTTGGTATGCTCTGTATAGACCATGATTTCTCTTACTCGTTTCAAATCGTCTAAAAAAGATTGAGGGTTATGTTTCTTTATTTTCCTTATATTCATAATTGACCGTTCTCCTTTACAATTCTACCATCGTCTAACAACGCGTATATTTTACCATTATATGCCAGAGCGCAACACCATTGGCGGGCATACCTCAAGTATTGGTGCAGCTTATACCGATGCTGGTATTTCTGCATCTTTTTTCTTATTCTTTTCTTCATGTTACATCATTAATGCCAATTTCTCCTTTCAAAACTCGTTCTACCTGCCTATCAAGTATCTCTTGAAACTCTATCTGGCAAATAAGTGAGCAATCTGGTACAATTTCTTCCACTGGGTCACCTCTCCATGCAGATAACTCGTCAAGGAAGATACGCCCGTTTTTGTCTTTTAGGCATGTTGCACCGACTTTTCGTTCAATCCTTGCCATCCGGTCGAATACTTGTGGGAAGTCTTTACGTATCTTATTCCAATAGCCCATACCACCTTTCACACAACCAATACAGTTGTTGTTATTGTAGCCCATCTTGTACATAGCGGGGATTTCAATGCCTGCTTTCCAGAGCATTCCCATCGCATCCTGTTTGGTAATCTGCCTTTCAATAAGTGGGAATAGCGGCTTTGTGCCCGGATACTGCTGCTTAAATCGGATAGCCCGGTTAATCTCTTTCGGGTCGAAGTCGAAGCCCCAAACTTGACCGTCCCAAGAACCAAGTTCCTTTTCCAACTTGTAACGGACTTGTTTCTTTAGTTCAAATGTACAAGCGGCACCGGTAGGGCCGTTAATAAATCTTTTCTTAGTCAATACATCTTCTACATTAAGATACTTGTCACTTCTGATAGTATGAATCGACTGGCCGTACCACTTTTCACAGTCAATAATAAAACGGTGATTGTCAGGATGACCGGAGCCAGTCTCGATGTAGTAGAGCTGTACTTCTTCATACAGGCTCAATGCTATTTTACAGGCGACTGCGGATGTTACACCGCATGAAAACCATGCTATTGTCATATAGATTATTTTTTAATTTGCTTTCCTCTGTTCCGCTCTCTATTATCCTCAGATACACACATCTTACACCATGATGTTTTGATGTAATATGCTTTCCCATTGCGGTGAATCGTCCTATCATAGAAACAGGATAGCAAAAGAAATCTTCCACAACGGCTGCATACTTTGCGCTCCATCCCGCCTACCATCACCCGGTTACGGGGTTTCCTCCTCACGATTTCACATGGCCCGCATTCGGATGCACCGTACTTTCGACAATAGGCAAGTGAGTGCTTGCCACATTTGGCGAAAGAGGTACAATCTGAACGGGGAATTGTCTGATGAACATTCATATTCTCTATCATTAGCCGAACAAGCTGGTTTGAACCAAAGTACCCTTGCAGGTTTTTGTCTCGCCAAAACATTCTTGGCGAAAACGTTCTTCTTGGGCTTCAAAGTAGTCCTTATCTTCTGATAAATTCCTCATGCTTCCTGCGTAAAACTTCATTAACATACTTGATATTTTCCTCTGAAAGGATGGTGCGCAACGCTATGTATTTGCCGGATATTTTACCGGATTTTAAACAAGATGTATCTTCGGCTAATTTCTTCGTGAGTGCTTTAATTCCATTGCCGTTTCTAAGATAGTTGATGATGTACTCGATTTTATCCTTTCCATCCAATATTGGAGATGGATGCCTGAAAAACTCATTTAATAAAGAACTTTCTACCTTGTCGTCCTTGTTAATCAATTTGGTAACTTCCTTCATGGAAATACAACTATTATCAGCAAGAGCTTCTCTGCATTTATATAGGTGCGCAGCCATCTTAAGCTTAGCTTCATTACTTGATATACCTAACACATAGGCTATTTGAATGTAGTTTACTAACATATCTATTTGATTTTATAAATTATTTCTATTTCCTTCTTTCCCCTTGACTTTCCGTATCAGAGAGCGTGCCTTGTTTCTCACAAGTTCGGTTATATCATCCGCACTGTCCGCAAATGAACATTGATAAACATTGTCCGTACACTCCGACATGAACTGTACATGGGCCTTAGCCTCTTTGCCTACCTGCATTATCTTATCGTACATCTCCAATCGGTAATCAGGATGATATTTCTTAAGAATTTGGTTAAAGTCCATTGTGAACGTCTCTATCATGTCGCAGATCAGGATAATCGCATTGGTGCAAGTATTGATATACTCCCTGTCTTCGGGTGACATTTCTCGCATAAGGTTCGACATATCCTCTGTCTCACCCTCGTAGCTGTCAAGATATTCACGTATCACCCGTTCCTCTATCTCCTGCATCTTCTTTTTTAGTAAAACGGCTTTGGCATATTGCCTGTTGATTATATACTGGGAGTGCTTGTTCTTTAGAGCGATCATTTGGCTGTCCTCTCTGATTGCTCTCCTCATTCTTTCTACCACATCTTCGGGTAAGTCGTTTATGGTTAGTTTTTCCATTATTATGTTATATTTTATCAATTACAATAATATCCGCTACACAGCAACATTCTCCGTCTATCCTCCATGAAGAATAAACCGGATATCTTCTGTTGAACAACGGACATCGCCTGCACCGGGGAAGAGTTCTTTTGTTTTCACTTCTCCCGGTGCAGAGAATTGGGTATCCCTGAATATTCATTGCTTTCTTCTTATCTGTAAAAATCCGCGCTTCTCACATTCACGTAGCAACTCCATATCTTCATCCTTTATATCACATGGTGTTTCATGGTTGATGCTCATATAGTCTGATATTCCAAATTTTCGGCATATATCGTGATAGAAACGTTTGTTTCTGCCTCTTGCGGTCCAGCATACTGTTAGCTTCATAACTTTTTATCAAACTTATGCAACCTGTTATACTTGTAATTTCCTATCTCGAATCTATTTTCAAAGAATATATTGTTTATCTCGCACATCTTCATGTAATCGGCATTGGCATACAAATCTCCTCCGGCTATTCTTGCAAGAAGTATTTCTCTATATTCTTCGCGAGATATGTTTTCGGACGTATCATGCTCGGTACTTACATCATTGAAAGAATGTATTATCTCGTCACGTTCTTTATCGTAGGTAGCAAACCAGTTCATTATTACAGAACCGTCAATGCGTCCGTAAAACTTACCGTATGCCGAATTTTCACGTGCACGTTTAAAGCAAAGACATACATCTTCAATACGGAAATAGTAGTATTTCTCAAGAATAGAGTTAACGACGGAAGCGACTTGATAATCATTCATGTTTTCCCTCGTTCTTCCATAAAACAAAAGTGTTCCTTCGATAAATTTTACAAGGACGGCCTTTATGCAATCCGCATTAACGGATTTCCATTGTGACAGCTGGATTGGAGGAGAATTGATTGCCTGTTTAATGGTTGTTATCTCGCTACTGATGTTCTTGCAGATAGCTATCAGCTGCTTGGAAGATAGAACCGCTATTTCCTTGCTTGTTAGTGTAATTTCTGTTCCCATTATTTCTAAAGCTATTATTACTCCAGCGCGCTAATCTCTTACTAACCTCAAATGTCTTTTCTTTCTCATACCTCATTTTCCGTCCCCCGCACTCAGACCAGTATTCATAAAATTCAATCAGCATATAATCAGGATATTGACCTTGATAAAGAAGTACTTCAGCCTTAAACTTCTCCTTTCGTTCATCTATATTCTTTAATCCTGCAATTTTATGATTATAGCTAAACCCCGCTGTGAAAGCTTCCTCTAAAGACTTATCTTTATTATTGCATGCCCATTCATGGGCTATTCTATTTATTTCCATATAAACATTTTTTATACTCATCTATATCCCCAAATGGATCATCGGGATTTTTATTATTTTTTCTTTATTGCAAAATAGAGCAGTGCAAGCCCGTTCCATATAACATGGGCAAGAGGATGAAGACCGCTTTCGGGGTCTTTTGTTTCTCCTTTTCGGTATGCACATAAGTGACGCATGAGCGCAGAATAATATCTGTTTTCCGCATCAGGAAGATTCTGCCAGCTATTAGGCGCGTACTTCTTTGCTCCGAAGTGATATACCTTCACCACCTCTTCTATCAAGTCCAGCGGAAGCAAGTCCCAGCGCAACTTATCGTCTTTAAAGTCGTTTTTTATTGATTCTTCCATTGTTATATATCCTTTAATTTAGTAAATCCTATAATTCAACTTCCTCGATTATAAACTCAACCCTTGGGTTAACCTTGTCTATTAGCTTTCGTGCGTTTATCTCCATGCACTGACGGTCATTCTTTATCGCCTTGCATCCTTGCAGACAATCAAGTAAAATTTTGAAAGCATTATCGAGGTCAGGACGTAAATTTTCGTGATACACATCCACTGTCAGTTTAAAGAAACCTTTAATATTCTTATCCCTTAGTCCGCACTGCACATAAAAAGCCTTCTCATATTCCTTAAGCACCTTCTGTTTCGCCAAAGAACCATGACCGTATAATGTGATAATCTTGTAGCAATTTGATTTACTTGGTATCTTCCCTCTTATTATCTGTTTATCATATATCATACATATTTAATTTTCAATTCAACATTAACAGGCTTGTCTTTCATCGTGGAGAAAGCGTCAAGCAACTTATCCTTGATTACTTCCAAAGGCTTTGTCGGTATATGACTCTCTATTACTGTAAGCGGTAACTTTTTTCCGCTGTGTGTAATGAGAGCCATAGAGGTAATTACGTAGGGTTTCATGTTTTATAAAATTTCTTTGCCTGCCTTGCAATCTTTTTGTTTAGCTTACTTAGCATCTCATACTGCTTGCTGTCACCTCCTGCATTATGAATGTCACACTTTCGGTCTATCACAAGTTTCTGAACAATTGCAATTTCGGTTTTGGTTAATGTAATTCTCATGGTAAATATATTTAGAGGAGAAGCCCCGAATCGAACAGGGCACGCTGTTTTGCTGGAATTATTGAAACTGAATATAAACTAACCTTAAATAATCATGACAAATCACACTATGTCATTCCAATACGTTCAGCGCTACCATATTCTCCGTTTTCTCGCCAGTTCCCGTATACAGTGCCATTGGCGTAACCCTGATTGGGCTTGACGAGTATGTATGAATATTTAATCAAAAAGGAAGACCTTCACAGGCCCTTGTTCCCGGATAGGCGGTCAAGCCACACCGGGATAGTTAATTTGTTAGCTGATTAAATCTTAACCTGAACCTTTCACAGGACTTCTACATCAGTAGAGGGTTTTTGGTTTATTTTATTAAGTCTAAAATCTTTGTTTTGGCAATAGCATCCAGCTTCATATCTTGAAGTCCTTGCTTCATGTATTCCGCCGCCTTTTTGTTGGCATCATCCATGTCTTTTGCGGAAACGAGAACATAGTACTTGTTGCTTTTTTCATTGCCTCTATCGTCAACGAAAACATCAATCAGAGTAACCTTGTAAAAGAACTCATCAGCCTGCTTCTCATTGACAATCTCACGTATCTTGCTACGGCTGATTGCGAAAACGTCACACTCCATATTGTTAGAAGCGTACATTTCAAGTCCTTTCTATTCTGCCTGACAGAACAAATCTACATCAGTGATGAATTGCTCGGCAACTTCTTTTTCATCGCCTTTCTCGTTAACCTTGTTTACTTTAAGCTTAAATTCGTACAGCATAATACTTGTATTTTAATAATAATAGTTTTATAATCAAAATGGAATGTCCCTTTCCTCAAAGTTCTTGCAACCTTCAATCTGATTAGGCATAGGCTTTTGAGATATGCTAAGTATCATATCTCTTTTCTCCTTACTGAACGTTCTGACTTTTGGATGATACATTACCTTGTTGTCCATATCGCATATAAATTTGCGGCGAGGCCTTACACCTGGAGTAAACTCATCAGAATCGCATTCACTAATCTTATCGTTATATTCTATATCCTCTACTATGAGATGCTCACATCCTATGCAATAAGCCCTATTAACGGGGTTTCTCTTACATTTATCCTCATGTAATGTCATAGCCCCTTTGTTGAGTGATATTTTATTGCAGTGTTCGCAATGGTACACTGTTCTTACATCTGTTTTCATTTTATGCAACTTTTAATTTATTGAATTTATTAATGAAATATACCTGTCCCTCTCCGGTTACATAACATGTAAATCTTGTAAACTGTGGTTGACCCGGATTTGAAATAACCCTTTCTGATACCCAAAACAGCTTCATTTCCGCAGCCCTCTGTGTTGGGGTGTAATAGTTCTCGTATTTCCTTCTTGAATTGCTCCATCTCTTGTGCCGTACCAAATACCCATTATCCACAAACCAATTGTACAATCTGATTTCTCCGATTTTATATCCGTTCTGAGTAATGAGTTTTGCGAGGTCTTCAATAAGTATGTTCGTACTACTTACCCTTACGCTTTCTGTAAATATTACAGCTGGGCGTTGAGCTTCGTTCTGTTCTTTTAGATACAAGTTCTCCGTCTCTATCCTTTGTTTCTCCTCGCGTTCGCTCTTTAACTGCGTGGCAAGGCTGATAACAAGATCGGGGTTGTTTATCATCTGCTCCAAAGTTGGCTGCGTGGCGGTCATGCCGTATTTAAGAAGCTCATCTACTCTCATATCCACCCACACCGCTAAATCGGAATTTAGTTTTTGTGCAACACGAATAGCGACAAGACGGTGAGCCCAAGTACCAGGATTATCTCCGCCTCTCTTAACTATCAGTAAATCAGCCAAACTAAAATTTTTTAGTTTGGAAAGTGATGTGCAATAATCGCTGATTTCCTGCGAGTTAACAATTGTGGATAAATTCTTATCGGGATAGGCTTTCGCCATAGCCGTAAGATTTACCATAACATCACTCCCTTTCTCAAAGGGAATTACATTTCCGTTGTAATCGAATTTAATAATTGAAGTGTTCATAATATTTAATTTCTTAGATTTTACTCAATAGAAAAGTTTCTCTCCCTTTTTTCGGAAAGTGAGGTAGCCCGATAAAAGGCTACCCAGTACGATAAGTATTTCAATCATGGCTTTGTCAGATTAAACCTAATTCCCGTTTCATTCTCTCGGCTGCTTTGTGCTCTCTGTGCTCAACCATTTTGTCGTATTGTTTGGTTTCAACGAGATAGGAGAAGCAAGCGCACTTTAGTTCTATTTCCCTGCGTTCGCTCCACCTTGCCCATTTGAGCATTTCTTTCGTTTGTTCCAGTTCCTTTTCAAGCATTGCGATTTTCCGTTTGTCGGCTGCGCTTGACTTGGCAACCTTCGGGGCAATCTCGTTCACCTTGTGAAAGACTTCACGATACACATCAAATACAGGACGAACCTTGCGAGCAATAAAGAACTCCATGCAGGGTAGGGAGAGGTGGCAATCGTATTTTACTCCGTTTACTAAATTGTTGGTATTTACGACCTTATTCTTTTGCATAAGGTAAAAATCAACACCTTCAATAAATGATTTTTTAAGTTCAACAAAGGCGTTTCTTTTGGTGGTATAAGCAAGCGCCCACACCGCATCAAGATTTACCGGAAATTCTTCTTTTGATTTTGATAATTCAAGTACCGCCATGAAGTAGCGTTTGATTTCGCTTGTGGTACTTAGTAGAGATAATGATACAGTTGTCGCACTGTTAGGCGCAAAGAGGGGCATACTATTGTTCTGCTCAACTCTGATTTCATTGTTCGTTGGCATTTTCACGCTGAAATTTGAGTTTTGTATAAAAAGAAAGCCGTTAGACTTCCCATTCGCGCCAACGAACAAAACAGCAATCATTACGATTAGCAGTTTCGTGAGGGAAACTAACGGCTTATATCTTTGAGGTATATATGCCTACTTTAGGGTATAAAAAATACCGCTAAAAGCAATGATTTTATGTCTGTTCGTTGGCATGAACACCGCAAAGATACTAACTCAAATCAAAATGCCAAAGGAAAACGCAAGAAAAAAGCGGTGAAACCTAAATTCCACCGCCTTAGTTTCCTCAAAAGAGGAGATGTAAACAAATGATATATCAAAGCCTTACGGCTGCCAGTTCCTTACCAGCTTTATGTATAGCACTTTCGATCTTATTCTTTTGACTTTCAGAAGCAAAAGCTATTCTTTGTTTATATTGCCGCATTAGCGATGGATTAATGCCCGCATACTTGGCAAAGGTAGATACGCTTATAAACTTGAAATTCTCAAAAAAAGACGCTATATCATACTTGTATTCAAAGTTTATATCAACCAATGATTTAGGAACGTCTTTGCCTTGTTCTTTAAACATGGTAACATAATCTTCGACACATTCATGTAGCGCACATTTTGCTTCATCTACACTTTTTCCTTGACCGCTCAAGCTGAAACCGTCAAATTCGGGGACATATACACTGATTGTCTTGTCGTCCCACATTTCAATTACCGCTGTTACTTTCATAATTGCAATAGAATGAATATTTGTTTAGGGCAAACAAATGTACGGGTCACTTAAGACCCGCATCTTTCATCATGCTGTTAAGGGTTCCGCCTTTTATCTCTTGAGAGCCATGCCGGCCGACACGAAAATACTTTCCAGTTTTTGGACTGTACCAAACATCGTGTTCTTTCCCATGACTAACAAACTGGCATCCTATCTTCGCAGCCTTTTTCAAGAACTCTGATACTTTCATGATAATCAAATACCATTTGTTTACGGCACAAAGATAACATATTTGTTATAATAAGCAATGGAGTTCAATAGTGCTTTATAACATATTTGTTATTTATTAACCGCTTTTTAAATAGCTATTTGTTTTCATATATTTAGAAACTAAAACGGCAAATCTGAATCGTCACCAACCTGCTCAACAGGCGCTTCCACCGTAGCAGCCGCATTGCTTGAACCCTCAAAATCATAAGGCTTGAAGTCTCCAAGATAAACCTTTGATTTGGCCTCTGCCTCCGTCTTGTTCGCGTCCCTGTATTGCTTTGATAAGGACTGCTTGCAATAATGCGTCTTCCCAAATTGGCTCGGTTCTCTTCGCTCATTAACATTAAGGCCAAGATATACGGACTTCGCTTTCAGATTTTCGTCCATGCTTACATACAAGTCATTTTCCTCAATGGGAATAATAACACACTTTTTGTTTTTAATTGTTGCTATGCCTGTCTTTTCAAGCTTCAGCAAATCTATGCTTCCGGTTAAATTCATTTTTTATTCTATTGTTTTTTTTAAGTAAATACTTGGTCAAATCTCTGTATTCAGCCCATTCAAGAAATGAGCGAAGCAGATTATAATTATCCTGCTCCATGCCATCGTAACGATAACATGTTATTGAAGGCTCATAACGCTTCAGTGGAATACCTCTGACGTCATATCCATGCTTTTCTTTATCATATCCTTCAAATATGAACAAATCAAAATGAAATATATCTGCATTAAATAATTGGAGATATAATTTCCATTGGCAAGAATTGATGTAATCGGCATCAATAGGATAGGAATACTTGGTTTTAATATCCCTAATTTCTACGCCATCTATCATATCAGCACATCCTGTTATAATAGCATCACCAAAGTCCTTATAAAGGCGTATCTCATGGAAAGCGTTTGGGTGTTCATTCCGGTATGCGAGAGCGGCCTTGCATTGTGGAATATCCATAATTACCTTATATCCGTCAATGTCAAACGACCTACCACATGTAACCGGCTCTTTCTGTTCCTTATTGTAATATAGAAATGTACGCTCTCCAGGGATAACTTTCTCACATTGTGGTGTTCCTTCTTCTACAATGCGATGGAAAGCAGTTCCTATGCGAGTGTATTCATTACCTTCAAATTCTCCTACAATAGAATCAATAACAGATTGTTCTGTTATCTCGTAGTTGGCATAATCACTTTGTTCTATATACTTCCGGAATGCTTCTAAAGTTGTTACGCGAATTAACGGATTCATCCTTTTACAAATAGTTTTTTGTCTTTATCAAAAGTATACCCCTTTGCCGCCAGATTCTTCTGCATTTCGGAGAAGAACGGTGATTGCATTATCTTAGGAAGTTCCTTTGTGGCTTTCATCAGAGCTACAATATCTTCATCTGTCATTGCGGATGCAAGCTGTTCACGTATTGCGGCAAGTTGTTCATTAGCTTTTGCTTGTGCTTCTCCTTTACCTAAAATAGCTGATTTTACTTTTAATATAATATCAGACATACATGTGTCAAATTCGGTAGTCCCATAATCGGGAATTATGACCGTTTCAAGCCCGGCGACATTCTTACCTACAAAATTGTCTAACGGCGCAAATGATATACAACGTTTCCCATTCTGTATGAAGACATATCCGACTTGGTCTGCTATTCTTACAAGCAAGTCCTTGGACTGTCCGGTGCAGTCTGGAGAGTGCTTTATCACATCCCCGTCTGCCGTTTCCTTGTCGTGGCATATAAAAACAATGTCTGAACCATTTGAACGAAGGAAGTTGACAAACTCTTTAAAGTCTTCTCCCATTTGACCAAACCGTTTCAGAGCATTTGTTTTTAATTTGTAGTTATTCTCAATGGCATATTGGCTCAAATAATCGTCAAGCATAGATTTGGCTGTATCAACTATAATTGTTTTATACTCTTTCATTGATTCCCGCTCACTATCTATGTCTTTCCAGTTTTTAGCCATTATAGTATCACAACGCTGTACTGCTCGGTCCGCACCTCTGTCGCAATCAATCAATAAGGGGATATCGGCTGTTGTTGCAACACTTGTTTTCCCACTTCCCGGTACTCCATAAAGTACAATAATAACAGGACGTTCAGGTAGAACATCATTCTTTCTTACGATTGGCATAATTTTATAATTTTAAATTTAACAATATCTTGATAACCCCTGACTGACACAAAGGCTCATTCTTTCTTCTTCAAGCTCATCAGGTGTGTAATCATATTGACTACATTCTATCTCTGTGCGCAACTCCTCTATATCTTCCTCTATAAGCTGGATAATCTCCTCCTTTGAAGAATATCCGTATTCAGGAAGATACGCCAAAGGGGAGGACCTTACTTTGTTTAGTTCCTTGTATAGTTCTTCAAGTTCATTTTCCATTATTTTTATTTTTAAACCGCCTGTACAAGGTTAAATCAAAACGGTGCGCACTTCGTTTCTCTCGCGGCTTTTAGTACAGTAATAGCACTACCTTATTGCGGTTATTTATATTGTTATTGATGATTTCCAACTAAAAACCGGACTATCTTCTCAGACCGCCCGGCAACCTAAACAAATAATTCATCCATAGGATAATTCAGTTCTCGTGAGCGTTCCGATGTTAAGCCTTACCACTCGCCTTACGGTGAGCCACGAGAATATATATAATAAGCGTGTACGGCCGCCTTTCATTACCACCGCATACTTTACACCGATTTAAGACTGTATCGGACGCTTATGTTGTCTTTATGACCTGTTGTTTCTCGCGATACGGGCGCCCAAACCGCATACTTCTCTACCGTAGGACATTTCGGTGCGAAGAAACAATCACGATAACCAAGCCTATACGTAGTTTCGGCGTTTCCGCTATACGTAATCCTTAGTTATATTGAAACAAATCCGAATATCAGATATTCAAACTTTGTCTCACATTCAATACGTCAAAGAACGGTGTATCTTGCTTCCTCTGCACGAATCGAACGTGCAACAATCGCTAACCGGAACAGACCGGAAACGCTAAACCCTTACGAACAAATAACCTTAGCGATGCTCTAACCGTTGAGCTAAGAGGAAGGAGCGTTATTCACACAACGCGGTTTTTAAAATTCAATACTGTCGTAGTACCGTTTGTTTTTCATGTATTCATTTACGACTGCCGATCTTGAATTATCGCTTATCCTGCTGCTGATAAAGTCGTATTTTTCAGAGCTTATACCGGATAATACATCATCATTATACTCTACGCGGCCACCATATACACATCCTGCCATAACAACCATAATCAATGCTATTCGCAGTCCAAGACTTGTGATTTTATTCAAATTGAAGCTTCTCATCTTTCTAAATATTTAATCAATGACGCTTTTCTAAATCGGAGCAATCTCCCGTTTTTAGTATGTGGAATACTGTCTATATTGTTATACAAGGTACCAACAGAGCATCCAAGAATATTTGCAGCCTCTCCTACTCCAATCCATTCATCGGAACATTCAATTACTGTCTCCTCCACAAGCCTTTTCACGTCTTTGCGCATAAGCTTATACAGTTCTTCTGCTAATATTCTTGCTTCTGTACGGTTCATGATCTTTTTATTGCTGTAATTGTTACTTTCCATTTTTTAGTATCAATAGATACTTTATATCTCTCTACGTCCGGTCTCGGGTCTGCTAATGCGGTTCTATACGCGGTGGCTCTTACTGAATCACAAGCTCTATAATCGGGCATATACACTGTAAGTGAACTTCCCGGCTTAATCTTTAAAATTTCTTCTCTCGTTACTTTCATACTATTTATTTCACCTATTTTCTATGTTTTATTTGATTTTATTTAGAAAATTGTTATTTTTGCCATCAACAAATACTAATAAGCGGTTTTTATAGCTGCTTCTGTTTTTTATGTATTGTTGCTGTCGTTCTATCGTTCTAACAACAATGCAAAGATAGTCCTATTTTCGGGACACGCAAAACAAATAGTCTTATTTTTGGGACTATTTTATATGTTATAAAACATGTTTTATGTAGTTGACTGATTATTAAATAGATATAAGTATGAATGATAAGATTTTTATAATAAGTATAGAACTGAACAGTAAGGCTGCCGTAGCTCAATTTGAGAAAGTGATGAATGGGTGTTCATCAACCTATGTGAAGATAATGGAGAATACCTATGCGGTGAGAGTGTCCTCGTCTTATACGAGCGAGGCTATAAGGGATATAGTACTGAATAAGATGGGCGGCGACTGTATTTTGTTTGTTATGCGATCAAGTATAGATACAGCGTGGAGAATAAACAGTTCTGCTGACGGTTGGCTAAAATCACACATTTGAAATGGAAGCGGTAAAAGGCGGAACTTTGTATAAAGACCCGAAAATAGAAAGGGCTGTAATTAGCCACTTTAAAATTTACGAAGTATCGGATATGGAGCTTGACTCTTTAAAAGAAGGCGATGATGGAGGAAAGAAGCTCAATTATTCGATAGGATGCTTCTCTCTATTTATTGGAATGATTGTATCTTTTACAACAAGTTCATTTCATAATGACAAAATAGCTGGAGCGATGTATATGCTTGCGGTAGTTTTATTTGTATTGGGAATTATCTGTTATATATCTTATCGAAAATCTGAAAATAAAACCGATAAGATATATAACAAAATAAAGTCAAGAGGTTGTGATGTAACCAAACTTGATAAGTAGCATATACAATATCCATATTAGGTTAGGCAACAAGATACATATAATTCCATGTGTTCTGTTTCTTCTTCTTCGTTTGAAGTAGTCGTCCCACCATTCTTGAGGGATACGTTTGGGGTTTTGTTCTTTCATAATTCGATCTTTGAAATGTTGATACAATCGGTTATTAATTAAACTTAAAGGATAGCTGTACTTTCACTTTTTTAAACCTGTCATTTGGGAGGTTGTGTAATTGTACTATCTCATTAATGGAGTTTGTACACATAGAATCAACCAATTCATTGTATTTGTCTCCATTGTGTCCTTTTATCCACCGGAAATATACAGAGCTAAGAGTCTTTACACGCTCGTTGTATTTGATTATCAAATCTCTGTTTTTTTTCGGCTTCCAAATACCGGAAAAGACGTTGATTGCATATTTGCTGTCTGAATATACGATTAAATCAGAACCTTCCGGGACGGAACAAACGGCACTTATAATAGCAAGCATCTCCATACGGTTGCTGGTTGTATAAAGAAAACCTTTTGAAGCGGTTTTTACAACTTCTCCCTTATGGATTATCAGATAGGCTGAACCGCCTTCCCCGTACACTGATGTGTTTTGGCATCCTCCGTCTGTATATGCTATATATTTACTCATTGTCTTGGTGTATATATTAAATTATTAATTATATAATCATACGCATCATGCGTATCGCGTCGCGTGTGCATACGCTACGCTATGTTTTTAGTGGTCTTTTTTGGGAATATGGCATAAAAATTAAAGTTTAAACGTTATCAAATCGCAAGAATAAACATACCTGTTTGAGACGCGCAAACGAATCTCATTGCCACTCCTGTATAAGTAACCATTCAGCCCCGTTTCTCTGAAAAAGCTGTTTGCCAGCTTTGGAGAAAAGTCTGAATAATTTAAGCATACACGAACAGACTGTTCAACTCTGCTTACAAGTCCACTTAAACACAGGCCGTCAATAAGGCGTTTGGCTTTCGCCTTACATACTTTGGTTATATCCATTATACGCTTTCTACTCAATCCGGTAAAGGCATTATCTGTACGTAGCATACGCTTACATTTTTTGCGGGCTTTCCGAAGCTGGTTTATAGACTTCGCGTTTCCCTTAGCTATGTTAATGGTATCTTCACAGTCTGATTGCTTGCTTATATGGTTAAGCAATACAGACTTCCTGATAATGTCTATAATATCTTTCAATGAGTATTGACATACAATCGGGCTTCGCTCTGATTTCGGCCTATCGCTCATCAAAGCTTTTGTTCGACTATATGTCTTACATTCAAAGTCTAACCTAATATGATATGATTTTTCTCTCTTAAGCGAAGTGGCTACAAGATCTTTATTGTCTCGTTTCAGTAAGCCGTATTCAATGCCGCTATTGATTATACGGCACATTCTCGTTGACCCAATACCAAATAAGTCCTTACACTTGCTGACAGTAGCCGATTGTATTCTTGATGAAACAAACGTTAGTTTGACGAGCACAGAAAAAGCAAGCGCTTCAATAAATCGTTTATCATTGATTGCCTGCTCTGCAAGTCCTATATTTAAATATAACGTCTGTTTCATATATTGACATAAAAAAATCCGTTGCTAAAGTCAAGAGGCAACGGATTTCCATATAGAGAGGCCCACGTTAGGGCGATTGTTTAATTTAATCTGCATCTGTTGCCTCTTGACTTGCAACGGGTGCAAAGATAGTCCTATTTTTGGGACTACAAAAATAAATAGGAGAAAAAATATGGAAAATTATTCTATTAGATTTATCGAAGTCCTTGACGCTTTAAAGCTGACTGGTTATAAGCTAAATGGGATTGGGAAAATAACAAAGCAGAAGATTTCCAATATAAAAAATGATATTACAGAAGTTAAGACAGATGTTTTATCGGATTTTTGTATAGCTTTTCCCCAAGTCAACGCCAACTATATTCTTACCGGTAGAGGATCAATGTTTCTCGAAAACGAAATTAGCGCTTTATCCGAAGAAAGGAAAGAGGATGACAGTGATGTATCACTTACCTATGATGAGCTTTCAAGGTTGCACAAAACAACCGTTTTAAGGTATGAAAGGCTATTCAAGAACCTTAAGAGTGAGTTTGAAAAACTTGAAGAAACTATCGTAAAAGCAGACGGAGAACTTAATAAGGCTCTTGAAGATGTAAGGGTTGTAATAAAAAAGCAAAAAACAGCATAAGGACAAACCCTATAAATATAGAGCTTGCCCCCAAATATTTACATCCCCGTTGCCTTTGGATGTAATATGCTCATTTTGGTTGAGCGCTTGTGTTGTGACATGAATTTGTAATTTTCAAAATCTCGCTCCAATATGGATATTTTTTCGTGTGCTAATTCAAGGTCCTCAGATACGCGCAATAATTGTTGCGCAATAAGTTTACTCTGCTCCATTAAACGGAGTACAGAAAGGTTGACTTCTTCCATATTGCTTATTTTTTTTAAATTGATAGTTAGTCTTTTTATAACACTATTATTTTACAAATGTTTAAAAAGCAAACATGTTATTAAACATGGCAATATATAACAGATTTATCACAAAATACAGAGATAACATTATAAATAAATACTTTAAATGAAAACTAATACAAAAAATAATACAGAACAAAAAGAAAGAGCAATAGACAGATTGAAAATATTCGCCGAATATGCTCGAAGCGAACTGGGAGTAGTGAAAGGACTTAATTCATTCGAGCAGTATTGCAATATCGGAAATGCGTATATTTCTAATTCCGACAAAAAAGGTAGAGGGAAAGGTTCAATAGGAAGTGACGTGATAGCGAACATATCCGAAGTCTTTCCGATGCTGAATGTGAAATGGCTGTGTACAGGAAAAGGAGAAATGATAGACGAACAATCTAAGCTTGAAGAGAAGATTGAAGCCATAAAAAAGATACTAATGTGATACCACAGTTGTTTTATAGTAATTATAGCATTGATAACCAATAAATTATATAATATAAATTAATCCCAAGCGGATCACTAGAAAATCAGAGAGTTACACAAAAGTAACTCTCTGATTTTATGCCTAAATTACGCTGGTTTACATGATTCAGTTAAACCGAGATGTAAACCAAGAACGGAAACAACTGTAGATGTAACACACTACAAATCCATAGTGTGTTACAAAATAATATTATAGAGATAACCCAACATAACAATAAACAAGGTAATCACTCCCAAAAAAATTCCAATTAAACGCCATGTCATTACCTTCTTTAACAATGTGGCTTCAGGAAGTGAAAGCCCAACTACTGCCATCATAAAAGCGATTGCCGTTCCTATGGGAATCCCCTTAGCTACAAATACTTCAATTACCGGCACTATTCCAGCAGCATTGGCATACATTGGAACTGCCAAGATAACCGATAAAGGTACTGCAAACCAGTTTTCCTTAGACATATACTGTTCGAAGAATCCTTCCGGCACATAACCATGCATAAACGCACCGACACCAATGCCGATAAGGATATACAAAAACACCCCTCTAACAATACCCCATGCTTCTTGCATGATAACTGGCAGTCGTCTAAAAAACGGAGTATGCTCTTTTTCCCATATTCCAGAGTCGGAAGTTGAATTTTGCTGTATTTGTTTCACCCAATCACTCAAATAAGCCTCCAATTTCATCTTACCTAAGATAAATCCGCCTACCATACCCAACAGAACACCGCTAATCACATAAATAATGGTAATACGTAATCCAAAAGTGCCGATAAACAGAGCAACGGCAACTTCATTTACCAAAGGTGAGGTGATCAGATAGGCAAATGTTACCCCCAAAGGAATGCCTCCTTTCACGAATCCGATAAACAGCGGTATGGAAGAACAGGAACAAAACGGGGTAATAGCGCCAAATAAGGCGGCAAAAAAATACTGCAATCCATAGAGCTTGCGAGAAGTCAAATAATTGCGCAAACGTTCTATCGGAAAATAGGCATTTATAATACCCATTATCACACTGATAAAAAATAATAATATCAAAATCTTTATCGTATCGTAAAAGAAGAAGTTTATAGCTTTCCCTAAAGCTGTTGAAGCATCCAAGCCGAAGATATCATACACCAACCAATCTGCAAATCTTTGTATCATAATCCTATTATTGTTTGTAATAACACGAACAAGCTGCCTCAAAAATTAGCGGTTACAAGCACATTTAGGCAGTTCTTGTTTTTTTATCTCTGTAATGTAGAACCTGGTAAATTCATTCTTGATTTCATTACGCACTCTTTCAAATTCGCTTCTGATAAAGTCCGTTGTTCCTATTGCTTCCGAGGGGTCATTAAAACCAATATGCAACCGTTTCCCTACATTACCCTCAAAGGCCGGACACATTTCGTTAGCACTACCGCATACAGTTATCACATAATCCCATGTGTCACTTAAATAAGCAGTTACATTGGTAGGAATATGCCTGCTTATGTCAATACCAACTTCTGCCATGGCCTCAACAGCCAAAGGATTAACTTTCTCTGCCGGATGCGTACCAGCGGAATGCACTTGTATATCCTTGTCAAACGATTGTAGGAAACCATGCGCCATTTGGCTGCGACAGCTATTTCCCGTACATAAAATTAAAATTTTCATATTATATCCAAATTTATCAATCCATAATAAATGCCAACCAAGATAAACAGTACGGCTACCATATAATTAAACCACTTCTGAAAAGTCTGCACATGGTTATAAAACTTTCCTACCCCTGCTACACTGTATGCCAAAATCCAAGCGACAAGCATAACCGGAAGTCCTGTTGCCAATGCAAAAATGACAGGTAACAAATACCCCTCACTTTCCATAGCCGACATGGGAATAAGCATGCCAAAATAAAATAACCCACTGGTAGGACAAAATGCCATAGCAAACAATATCCCCAGCAACAAACTACCCCATGAGCCTTTTAGTTTTTCTGTTTTTTCAGTAGCGGAAAATCCGAACTTGGGTAATTGCAATTTATCTCCGAATAGCATAAACGACCCTATCAACATCAAAGCAGGAGCAAGTAGCAGTTCTCCCCATTCGCTGATACCTTTTTGTATAGCAAACATATCTGCACCCTTTCGGAGTATTGCGATAAGTATTGCTCCTAATACAGAATAAGCCAACACACGCCCTAAAGTGTATAGAATACCATTTGTAAATATCCGGTTACGG